CAACCATCAGAGACCGAAATAAAAACATATTCATCTTTATCAAAGGTGCTGAGATATGAAATAAGGTCGCTTGAATCTATTGAACAAACACCGTCTTCTGTGCCTCTTACAATTGGGTTATCTAATTTTAATCTAGCCATAAAGGTTCCATCTCCATTGTAAAACATTAATTCATTTCCAGTTAATGTCAAATGAACTTCAGTTCCTAGATTTCCACTAGAAAATCCTCCGCTTGTCAATTGTTTTCCTTTAATCATCATATTTTTTAACGCATCGCTAAATGCTTTTGTTATTATTGCTAATTTCATTAAAATTCCTCCATAAATATTACTTCCTTCAAAGGGAGAATCAATTCATTTTCATTAAAATATAATAAAGTCATATTTGAACTATGAGATACTCCACTTAGAGTTCCTATGTATTCTGTGGCTTCTTTATTACCTGAGTTAAATGTTATATTAAACTTAACACCTATTCTTTTGAATAGAGTTTCTGTGTTGCTTCCCCACTTATATGTGTCTTCTTCACTCATAGTTTACCCTCCTTTAGTTCCGGAATACCGTTCCAATTTACTTCTCCATTAGAAACTTCTAAAGTATTCCAAGACTTACCCACTAACTTAGTGTTAGTTTTACTACTGAGTAGTTCTGCTTTATAGACTACATCTCCTTTTCTAAGTGTTCTTTTGGTCGTAACTATTTGATAAAGATAATCACCCCAATTGTGCCAATTAGGTTTAGTTCCTATTACTTCACCAGTAGAACCATAGTCTGCTTTAGCATGAGTAATGTATATTTGGTCACAATTTAAGTTCTTACACATCATCAAAAGAGAATAAAAGGGAGCATTTCGCTTCCCCCATTCAAACTTCATTTTCTGAGGCTTTCCAATTTTAGAAGAACCAGTCACATGAAGTGTGCAACAATCAAGCCACTTATCAATTCCATCAAATACAAAAAGAACATCTTCTCCCTTTTCTATTTGAGATTTCACATACAAAACAAAATCTTCTGAGTTTTGTTCAGATGCTTTAATATCTAATTCACCATTAGCGTTTCTAACTTCTGGATTCCAAAGAGTAATTCTTTCTGTTGTATCGTGGTTTTGTCTCCAAGTAGGTTCACAACCATCGTCCCAATCTAAAACATAAATTTGTTTATTTGGAAAATCTAATGCCAATCCACTTTTTACGGTTTTAGGTTCTCCCCAAATGCCGCAAACTAAGCGGTTGTTTCTAGACTTTCTAGCATTAGTTTGTTCTTGTAACTTACTAATAAAGTCCTCTACTCTTTTATTTCCTATTGCTTTAGCCATTGTTTTTTTACTATCTGTTAATCCCATATTATCACCTATATTGTGTCCATATTCCTATTATACTTTCTACTTCATCATAGTTTCCTAAATAAAGACGAACCTCTTTATTTTGAAAGTGTAGTTTTATGATATACTCACCAGTATAGTAGTTTTCTTTAATTGTTATAAACTCTACTAGTGCCAAGTCCACTACGCATCTATGACTATCAATTAGTATTCCATCCTCAATACTAATTTTCTGATTGACTCTTAATAGTTCAGAGTCGGGCCTTTCTGAAATGACACTATTCTTTTTAGCACATTCAGCATAATATTTTTTTAAATCTAATAATTCATCATCAGTAAGCATTTGTGTGATTTGGTCACTCTGATTTTTCACAGTAATGAATACTTCATACTTATTATTATTGTATTTCTTCCAACTGATAAAAGATACATTTTGCATCTTTACAATTGCACGATTTGTTTCTAACATTTCATCTTCTAATTTTAACATATTTATTCCTCTTATTTTTAATATAGGCTTCGCACCCATTTGAATGTCAATTTCTCCACAAGTCACATTTACCTTGTCCGAATACTAATCTCGACATGAATTCTGTAATGTCGCCAACACATCATACCCTGCTGAAATCTGCCGCATCGGGAACACGGCACGACATTTCTAGGGGAGATTAGACAGGAGTTAGGCTTCAAAACCAATCAAAGTCTTCCTCGACTGGTTGAGATATTTCTACTGAAGAACCATGCTTTTCAGTGCATAGTAGTCCGGAGACATTTATTGTTACCGGCTCAACATCACCATCTACCGTTCTTTGGCTAGTCCTACCGACTACAATAACGCTAGAACCAATACCGAAATCTAAATCTATATGGCTAGGAATCCAGCAAGTAACCATTCCTGAATCATTCTCATAATCTAATTCAGCATTTAAATCAGTAATGTTGATTATTCTATTACCGTTCTTAGTAGGAGTCATATTCATATTACAAACTGTTCCATCTGTAATAATGAATCTTTCTTTACTAGGAATACCTTGTCTCTGAATATGTTCTCTATCTAAATCTACTAGAGGAACTAGTTTATCGTCTAGGTTTTCTAGTAGTATTGGTTGGAAAGACATATCTTCTGTATTCCTATGTAAATCATCTTCGGGGTCAATCTCAGAGTTCAGCGTAAGGCTATCTAGAGTCATGTCTTTGGCTCCATAAATGTCAGTGCCATTATCAGAGGCAGCACACAAGAAATGAACCCATTCAAATGTATTAGGGCTAAAATCAATTCCTGCTTGATTCTTGTAAGAGAAATAATAGGTTTTCATTTCTCCACCATTCAAAGAACCGTAGAATACTCCACTCCTTCTAAACATTTCTTTAGGTAGGGGTTTTCCATAACTGTTATTCTTTTGACCACTTGACCATACGGCAGTGGAATCCAAAGGAATGTATATCCTTCCATCTTCTAAAGTCTCTGCTCCTTCGGGTAAATTAGAAACTACTCTTTCTTGATACTCACCATTAAAGTATCTAGATACAGACCACTTTCCAATAGCGTTTTCATTTGCTACTGCAACAATTCCATTTTCTAATGCAGAATCTGCATCTCTAAGAAACTCCTCTTTAGCCTTGTTTCTATTCCAAGATAGTGTATCTCTAGGGGATTCTAGGGAGATGAAGAAACCGAAAGCCTTCTTGTAAAAAGAATCTGAAGAAGATTGCTCTCCTCCAGTCTTCATAGACCTCTTAGCGTTTGCTACATAGTTTCTCCATAGTCCTAGTCCCAATCGGTCACTAGTTTCTATACCGTTTTCTTGGCAAAGTTCTTCATACTTTACCATAGCATCTTCTTGGGTAATACCAAGAACGGATGCTCCGTTTTCAATTTCTGTCTTCATATTTTCATCCATTAGTTTTCACCTTCTTTGTTTTTTATTTACAATATCTGACCGACTAGCCACGATGCCAGCACTCTAGGGGTCATTCTATTGGAACGCCATTCTGTTTCTCCTATTGCTCTCAACAATTTGTATTTCAATGCAGAATCTAAACCGTTAGAGTTTACTACTGCATCGTGTAATCCGCCACATATCTCTTTCATTGTTTTACCTTTATACAACATATTGTGTAAATCTGTTAATATCTCATGTTTCTTTAGGGTTAGTGATTTGTTAATCAATTCTGCATACTCGGATAAGGTAACTTCTACTTGTTTTTTCAAGGTAGAATTACTTGATTTAGCGGCTTGAATTTCTGTAATCGCCCTCCTCATATCACCATTCATGGAGTATAAAAAGACCCCTAATTCCTCATCAGAAAATCTCGTAACATTCTCTTTTGTTAGAATGTTTTTAATCACTGAAAATAAATTATCTGTTGAAAGAGGCCTAAAATGATAATTAGCACATCTACTTTGTAATGGGAATATAATCTTATTTTTATCATTACAAGTTATAATAAATCGAATATTAGACGCATATCTTTCCATTACTCTTTTTAATGCGTTTTGTGCATCAGTAGTCATACCATCCATTTCATCTAATAATACTATTTTAAATGACACATTTCCATAAGTTCCGCTTCTAGCGGCTGCTTTTATTTTCGTTCTAATTGTTTCTAGTCCTCTATCATCAGAGGCATTTATTTCAAGGAAGTTATCCCTAAACCCTTCCCCTAGTATTTCTTTTGCTAGAACAATTCCAGCAGTAGTTTTGCCATTTCCTGCATTACCATAAATCAATACATTAGGCATATTGTTTTCTTCTTTCCAAGAAGAAGCATCCATTATAAAATCATCTTGTCCATAAATGTCTGATAATTTGCTCGGTCTATATTTTTCTGTCCATAACATTATTATTCCTCCTTAACTTGTTAGTGAATGCTTAGGAAAGTCATACTTTCTTTTGTATTCAGTGTGTGCATTACTGCGCTTTCTTCTTTCTACTAATCCAATATTTACTAAGTGCCTCATAAATTGATGCAGTTCTGCCATAGTCGGCATATCAAAACCTTTGGTTATTCTTCTAAGAGTCCTCCATTCACTGTCTAGATTTAGAAGTAATTGTAAATACCGACTATCAATCCAGTGTTCCTCCCATTTGTCGGAACCAATCATTTCTGATGTGGTCACTTTTATTCCACTTAACATTCCTTTCTTTGTTATAAATTCAAACTTCATTTTTATTCTCTCCATATTCAAATAGTGTATTTTGTTTCACTGTTACTGGTTTTTTCTTTTTTCTCTTTTTCTTTTCTCCTAATTTAAGAAGTCTAGAATCAGAATTGTTCAATTTGGTTTTAGCCCAAATTCTAAAATCTTCATCTTCCAGTAATTGATGAAGAATTTTAGGTTCTTTTACTCCAAGTCTTCTAGATAAATATGGTATTCTACTAGGTCTTGGAGCATATTGTGGCATTATTATTTTCCCCATCAAATGTCCGGAGAAAGAATATGCCAATAAATCATAAAAATAACTAATATGCCACCTTCTTTTTACTATGCCATCAATAAAAGTCACTCTTGGTGGTATGTTGATGTTTGCTATCAAGAAGTCTAGGATTACATAGTCTTTAGGTTTATTAAACTGTAATAGTTCTCTAACCTTATCTCTGTCTCTACATTTTAGAAACTCTTTCATCAAATCAAATCTTCCTCTTTCTAGAGAAGAAGGCTTCTCACTTCTAGGTGCAATTGTTTTAATTTGTTCTTCTAGATAATTAGTAGAGCCAGCCCTTTTAATTTGACACATGGCCTTAATATTCTTTGGAACATCTTTTTCATTTATAGAAGTAATAACTACTTGGCCTTGATAAGTTCTTAAAATCAAGAGAACTGCGTCTTTATTTGGCTTAATATGAACATCTTCTATTATAATTCCTCTTTCAGAAGGAATAGAACCTATATCATAATCAATATCATTAGCATAGAACACGATAGGATTGTCACTAACAAAGGTTCTAGCCTTTGTGGACTTTCCTGTTCCTGTCTTTCCTGTTAGTAATATTGGCCTAATCTTTTTCAGATTAGTTAATCCCATTACAAAACCCCTTTTAGTTTCATAATTCTAGAACAGCCATAAGAAGTTAGATGTTGCTTGGCTTCAATGATAAGTAATGATTCCTTAAACCAAGTCCAATCTTCTGAGCCTACATACGGTAATACCATATTAGTTATTTTAAGTAAATCATGCAATCTTGATATTCTTAATTTGAAATACTTCTTATCGTGATTACGCACCTTAGAATTTATTTCATGTTGTTTTAGTGTTCTACTGATGGAGTCTAAAAAGAATTTATTTCCTCCGATATGGATTTCTGGCTCGATTTTATATCCGTTTCTTAGTCTTTCATCAGTGCTTATTCTTATATTTGGGCGAGCCTTCGCCAACAATATTCCTATTAATATTTCTTTACTATACATTTATATTCCTCTCTTTTTTTCCTAGATATTCTCCTTTGTATCTCAAAAACTGTATTCCACCTAGAATAATATCTCTAATCATTTCTTCATAATTTTCTCTAGACCCCAAAACAAAGGATAGGAAAGTTCCTTGATAAGAGTCAAAGGCCTTAGCCGCTTTCTCATCAATTACCTCTATCATTAGAAAAACATCTACATCATGAGATTCTAATTGGAAATATAGGCCTTTGCTCAAAAGACCTATTTCTTCCTCTGTCGGATGACCATAGATTACAAATCTATAACCAACAGTGTTGGGGTTATTATCTAAAAAATCATTCAATTTTCTCATGCTTATTTCTCCATACTAGACAATAGGGTGTTTTTTTCTTTTGTCTTGTTAATCTTCCTATCAAGATGGTGTGTGTTAATTTTTGATTTGCCAACCAATTCTTTACTTCTTCCCAAAAAGGATTTATTTTTTCTTTAGGAAAAAGTTCTAGTTTAGTTTTATCTTCATCAAGATAAGAAACTAAAACATGGCCTCTCTCAAAGTTAATTTGCCTAAGAGTCATTCTAAGTTCTCCACATCTTCTATTGTATTAATGTCTGCAACAAACTTATCGTCACGGATTCTTTTACATCTAGGGAACCTAAGTCCTATATTACCTTGTAAGTCTCTACTAACTAGGTCTGCTGAGACTTCTAAAACAATAACTGGAGATACTAGATGAGTTTCATCCTCAAAGGACTCTATGTGCATTCTTAGTTTTCTAGTTAAACTTAGTAGGTCTTCATCACTAAATCCCGTCCCTACCGAACCGACTGATATAAAACCGGTATCACTAGATACTGAAATATCAAATGAAGCAAATACATTTGCTTTCTTTCCTTCACCGTATCTAGCACCAGTAATTACTACATCTAATTCTATTCGTGGTGGTTTATATTTAGCCCAACCTTTGCTTCTTTTTCCTGCTTCGTAAGGCATATTGGCATCTTTTACTATAATGCCTTCAAAGCCGTCATTGATAGCATTATTGTAAAATGCTATTACATTGCCGCCCTTTGGCATTCTATGTGCTTGGTCGGGCAATTCTTTGATGAATTCTAGCCTATGCCAATAGGGTAGGTGCATGACAGTTACTTCCTTATATTTTAGACAATCAAATATAACCCACTTAACTTTCACCTTTTCCATTGCTTCTTCATGGTTCTTAGAATGAACTCTAGTCGCCATTAGTTTATGTTCAGCAGGTGAACCATCTTCTTTGATGGGATATATTTCTCCATCAAGAATACAATCTACTTCATATTCTCTAACTTTCTCGACAATATCTTGAAACTGTGGTGTAACAATTTTACCTTTACGATTAAAGATAATTACGCTCTTTCCTTCTTTATGAATTTGATACCTATTACCATCATATTTGTAATCCACAATCTTATCACTAGGCCATTTGTTCATAGGCACTTCTTTTGCTAACATTGGTTTAACGAATAGACCATGTTGTAGATTCATTGGTGGTTCTTCAGACATTTCATAAGAAAGGGCTACAATATGAATCGGGTTTAGAGTCAGATGCTTCTTAACATCTTCCAATGTTATCTCTTGCATTCTTTTCTTTGCCCAAGCCGTTATAATCTTAGAAACCAGCCCTTTGTTAATGCCGTTTCTAGGAGTCCTTAACCAATATCTAATAAACCACTTTCTTTCTAAGGCAGACATTTTATGTAAAGTATCTTTAATAATATCAAACTCTTTACCTGTGATTTTAGAGCAAGGCATACTTACTAAATTAAGAACAGACTTAATACTAATATTTTCTTCTTTCTCTTTACTGAAGTCTAAACGATACATTGCTTCGCCTAAGTCATAATCATAAGCATTGTAATATCCCTTTACTTCTTCATCAAATATATCAAATGCTTTTGCAATCCACTTAATCGCTTTAGGTGTTCCAATATTATTTACTGGATAATCTAATGCTAGTAATTCTAGTGTGCTAACTGTATCAGCATCTTCATCTAAAAAATCACTAATCATTTTAATTTGACTAGTAGGTTTTTGATTCTCTGTTGCTTCTAATAGCCTACTTATCGAGGCCCATTGTATCTTCCTGTTCATCTATAATCATCTCCATATTATTATTTATTTTAATCACTAATTCTTTTAGAAGGGGTGATAATCTTCCTTCATTGGATTCAGCAAAACTCCACATTATATTTGCTAAATATATCCAATCATTCTTGTTCACTTTCTTCCTCTCCATCTTGCTCATTCACTTTGTTAAGCAATCTTAGAAAATCTGATAGCATCTTGGTTATTACTTCTACTTCTTCATAGGTTTCTTTTTCTATAAATCTATGAAGTAGATGTATAAGGGAGGCTTGAGTTATTGCTGGTGCTAATTTAGCAATAGTTCCGTTAGAATATATTTCCCAATAACATACAAAGGATGCTCTTGCTAAATACTTGCCCTTTGCTACTTCTACATACCCTTGATTAAAATGGTCTATCAAAATAGACTTAGATAGTTTCTTTTTCATCTCTTTACACCAAGCATCGAACTCTTTGTCATTGGTGCATATTCTGTATAATTTATTGGTGTTCATTCTTCTTCATCTCCTATATTATTTTCTTTATCCATGAAATCTCTTGTTGCTTTGTATATTTTACCAAAGGCTAATTCGATATGCTGCTCTTGTATTCTGCTTCCCCTCCCTCCTTTTGGGGGAAGTGTTTGCTCGACATATTGTGCAAATAAATCTACCATCATACTAGAACAAATTGCCATTTTACTAATAGCATCAGAAGTCATACTTCTTCCTTCATTTCCATTATTAATGGCGGCAGTTCTTAATGCAGATTCTGCATTTTTCTTTAATACTCTACTCATCTAATTCCCTCTTTAATATCTCTAAAAGTAATTTTGCTTCTTCTTTATTTACTCTAATTCCTTTATACTGTGGCTTATCATCTTTATACCATCTAATATCTACAACATCAAGAAGCCCGTATTTTCCTGCCATTACAATAACTTCATCACTAGAGTTTCTAACTACTCTACCAATAATTTCTAATTTGCTCAATTCATCCACCCCTGTTTGAATTTATTCAAATCCTGCTTAGATACAAAATATCTAGGAGTATCTAATTCATCTAATCTATTAACTACCCAACAAGCACCACCCAAACTAGAAATCTGAACTATTTCATATTGGCCTTCGTTTATTTCAACGACCTCAGTAGTGGCTATTTCTGGAACTAATCCATACATTTTAGTAAGTTCTCCTGCGACTTCATGAATATTATCACGAACATATTTTACAATATGCGCTCTTTGAATTGGTATCTTTGGCGCAACATCAATCTTAATATTGCCTGTCATATTACAAACTATACATTGATGACCTTTACAAATGGGACATTTAATTTGTGCTTTATGAGGAGCAGGTAATGTCACTGTTACGGCTTTCTTTTTCATTCTTGTCCCTCTTTTACTTTGCATTCCATACAAACTCCCCATCTTCTCAATTCATAAGGTAAAGTATCTTTTCCGCATTTTGGACATAACTTCATTGTGAAGGCCTCCTTCTTTCCATAGAGAGAGTGCCGTCTTTATTTTTTACCATTATTGTCATAGAGCCATCTGCATAAACAATAGTCATCCTTACTATTTCTTTATCATCGAATAAATGCTTTCCCATATTTATTCCTCCACTAATACTGCTACATCAGTAGAATAGAATAATTGTGCAATAGACATAGCCGCTAGGAAACTGTTCTTAGTTACCTTTACTGGGTCAAAGACTCCATCTTCCCAAAGGTTAGACATTTCTCCTGTTAATGCGTTGAATCCAAAAGGATAGTTAGGTTCACATTCTGTCTCTCTATTACTATTTTCAAACAAAGTATTGTACGGAGCATACATAGTTTTTCTTAACCATGAAGGAATGTTACTTATCATATTAGCACAATGAATCAAAGCCAATCCACCACCAGTAACAATACCTTCTGCTAGTGCGGCTCTAGTAGCATTAAGAGCATCGTCCAGCCTTTCCTTCTTCTCTAGCATTTCAATAGAAGAAGATGCACCTACCTTGATAGTCGCTACTCCTCCTTTTAGTCTAGCAATTCTAGATTTGATTCTACCGGTTTCAAAGCCTTCCATATTTTCTACTAGACCTTTAAGCGAGGCTATTCTTTCAGAAGCATCTCCTTTTGCACCTACAAGAATAGTTCTCTCATTTGTGATAACTACCCTATCACATTGTCCAAAGTCACTCTCTACAAATGTAGACGGATTATCTTTGCTTTCTTCTGTAAATAGTGTTCCTCCCACTAAACTTTGAATATCACCTAACTCATCTAATTGTTGGTCTCCAAAGTTAGGAGCCAATACTACTGCACATTCTACTGTCTTGTTCATAATATTCATTAGAATGTTATTCAATGCAGAACCATCCATTCCCTTACAGAAAATCAATAGTGGTCTATTATTATTAGCGGCAAACTCTAACATAGCAATCAAATCTTTGAAGTTTCTAAACTTTAGATTAGACATAAAAATAAGAGGATTCTCAAGAATAGTTTTGTTATCCGCAGTATTTGCCATCAAATGACTAATATATCCTTCACTTAATTGCATTCCTTCTCTTAATACTAGTTCGGTAACATGAGATTTAGATTCTTCAACAGTAACAATACCTTCTCTACCTACCTTTTCAATAGCAGAAGCAATCAAATTACCTAAAGAAGAATCGTTGTTTGCGGCTATCGTTGCTACATTTACAATATCTTCATCTTTAATTCCTTCAGATAAATTATCTAAATGATATATCATCTCATTCTTAAATGATTCAATCATATGATAAAATGAATGAGTGGTTTCATTTTCTACATTATTTCCTTCATAGATTGCTTGACACAAACTCTGTGCTAATATACAAGCGGTTGTAGTTCCATCTCCACTACCTTCTTGTGCTTTACTTGCTAAGTTTTGAACCATCTGTATTCCCATCTGAACATATGGGTCTTCGCTGGAAATATACTTAGTAATAGTTACACCGTCATTTACAATTATTGGTGGGTTATTCTGCAAAATCACAGTCTTGGCTTGTGGCCCCAATGTTGGTTTAACAGTATTAGCCACTAAATTGATTCCTTTCAATAATTTATCTTTTACTTCTTGTCCTTGTATAATCATTCATATTCCTCCCTAAACTTCTTTTCTTTCATTCCCACTTTCATCAAAAAAGACACTACTTCTTCTTGGGAAGCATTATATTTTTTCATTAATTCTTGTATGTTTTTCCATTGTTCTTCTGTAATTGTTATTTCTACTTTAGTCATTCAATCAACACTCCCATAATAAACTCTAGCGGAACAAACTTGTAGCCATCGTATTCATCAATTGCTTTCTTAGTAGAGAAGATAACTGTCTTTCCTACCAAGTCCGGTTCGATACTACAAGATATTACTATGCCTGTATTATTTTCTTTCATAATAATACTACCAGCACTAGTAGTGGCTTGCTCTACAATAACAAAATCATTCATTGCTTTAATATTCATTCTTCTTCACTTCCCCATGTTTGTATTCTCTCTACTTCATAGTTTCTGTAAATACTTAGGTGCTTTGGTGTTTCTCTAGACCATCTACCGTAGTGTCCTTCTCCGCCTAGAACATAAGCAGTTTCCATAATAGGCTCCCATATACTAACTGTTCTAATATCTACACCACTAAAGTAAGCACTACCGAATGGATGGGTATGAATCCAACATTTTACGGGTAACTTCATTCCTTTCTCTAAACCTAGTGGTTGTTCCACATAACCAGCAGAACCAGTAGAAATGAATACTGCATCCTTAGCATCTACTACTACTTGAATCTCAAGTTTAGGTAGAATCACTGTGGAAGCATACCAAATATGCTCAAACAAGTCCATCATATTCATACCTGCTTCATAGTATGCGTCAATGTATGCAATCGCTTCTTCTCTTTTTCTTTTTAGGTCTGCATGCCATTGTTGTATTTCTTCATCTGAGGGTTCATTAGTATCAATATCTAAACAATTACATTTGCCACCGTAATATACCAATTCACCGCAATCATAACATTCTTTTGCGCTCCAATTCTTTCCCATTATTCATCCCTCACTTCTTTCAATTTCTTTTGTAATTTATGTATTTTCTTTAAAATCTTGGCTTCTTTTTTACTAGTAGAACTACTAGTAGGTAGAAGACCCTTTCTTCTTTTGACTTCTCTAGATGCTTTTAATAGAAGATTACCGCTATATTCAGTTTCTCCTTCGTATAGTTTTTCTAACCTACTTGCTATTTCAGCGAAGGTAGCGTTGTATCTTTGCTTTGCCTCATCTATGGATAACTCATAGAAGTTTATCAACAAGTCTAGGTCTAATTTTTCAGACCAAATTTTACTACCTAGTAGTGTCCTATTAATTTCTTCTTGCACTTCAGATGAATTTGCTACTTCTGCTATACCTGCTAGTAGTCTTTCATCTAACAATTTTATTCTTTTCTTACATGCTGGAATACTTCTCTGTAATTCTCTTGAAATGTCCTCCCAAGATACTTCATCGTTCACATATTCCAACAATTGTGTTTCTTCTTCTTTACTCCATACACATCTTTTATATCCCATATTTATTCCTCCATTTTATTTTTAATCCACCAAGTTTTTCCTCTTGTAACTTTTTTAAATACCTCATAGTCTTCAGATTTTCTGAAGATGCGGCATAGTTTGCTAGAGTTTAGTTTTACATTAAAACTCATTCCTTTCTTATTACCGGTCAATCCAATCGCTTTTATTGCTTGAGAGGCAGTAAAAGGTTCACTTGTATCTAAGTAACTTCTCTCTAGAGAGGCTAGAAGACTACTTTCCATTCTAGTTATTCTGTATAATCTTCTACATTGCACACTCACGCATTCACCACCATATAGTCTTGAACTTCTTCATCGTTAAACCATCTTTGAATCCATTGTGCGCCCAATCCAGCAATAACGACCTGCATAAAATGAACTCCTTTATTTGAACCATCCCATGAATCTCCTTGACAAGAAAAAGAACCATCTTTACCTGCTAATAACATATCATACATCTTTGGGTCTGCTTTATGCGACACAAGTGCGGCATTTCTACCTTGCGCTCTCAAATCAAGCCATTTAACACTTGTGTTGTACATGGTCTTTCTTAGCCCTAGATTATCTACACAAGATACTACCAAATCATATCCTTGCATTTGTTTTTCTGTTAGAATAGGAAATTGAGAACCTCCTATAATACTACGATACCTGTTACCCATGACTGATGCTTTGTTTTCTCCTACATCTTCTTCACTAAAATTCTGATATGGTAGGTTCTTTGTTTCTACCTTATCGGGGTCTGCTACTGTTATATCATACAGTTTTACTTTATCTAAAAGCGGTATCAAGAAACTCCCAATACCACCTGCTCCTATAATCAATACTTTTCTCATTGTAATTCCTCCTTTAGCATGAAAGAATCAACTAATAGTGTTAATGGAACTACTCTAGTTAGTCCATCCTGTCTAATCAAGACATTTAGATTAGGCAAATCCCAATCTAATTTTATCTTTCTTTTCTTAGTAATAACACTCCATTCCTTCATCCATTTTGCTTCTGTATATTTCATTTTTATTCCTCCTAATAATGCTTATGACTTTGTTCATTATAGCCACATTTTTTACATTGGACTCCTTCATAATTCTCTGTTTCCCATTCAAACATTGTTCCATTACATCTTGGGCATGTATATTGTTTCATTTTTATTCTCTCCTTAAATTAATTTATTTATGTCTTTACCTTGTATTTCTTTAACATTGCTAAAACCAAGTAATTCTAGCAGTGATTTTGTTTGTATATACAAACACTTTTCATTAAAGCCCGATACTTCTGATATTCGGGTTCTAGTGAATTCTACTCTATGAAATAAGTTAGATGTAATCCAACAAATACTAGCATAGTAGGATTTACTTTTATTATAATCAGAACTTAACAAAGACTCTATTACGGTTAATACTTGATTACATTCCTTATGGAAGGACAAGTCCTTTGTTAGTTTGTTAAGCAGTTTATTCAAAAAATAAGAAGGGTCAATAGAAACCCTATTTATTCTATTACCATAGTGGGTATTTATTTTCCTAATAACTTTCTTTACTAGTTTAGGTTGAACTTCAAACTCTTTACAGACTTCTTTTAATTCTGCTGGAGTTCCATTCTCTTTCAAAGCGTAGTAAACAATAGCGGTTGCTCTATTTTCATAGGAATATTTCTTAAATCCTTTTAATTTAAGATAAAGTTCTCTGTATATTTCTTCGACTCTTTCTTTGATAACTAGAGAGGAACTTACACTACTTAGAACCATATTACAATAGGTAATACCTGCGGTAATATGAGACTTATTATCATTAAGTTTGTTAAACTTAAATGAACCTTTACCTGTAATTATTGAACCCAAATGTCCTTTGTCTGCACTATGTATAGAATTTCCTGCTTTATCTAATATGTGAACAGTTTCTTCAAACAATCCTGAAACTAATACTAATCCGCAATCTTCACAAACGGTTTCTCCTAATCTCTCATCGTAACTATTGTTATTGCTTTTGCATTCCGGACAAATCATTTTTATTCACCATTTCCTTAT